ACAACAAATTTATTTAAGTTCCATACATTATCACATGGTACGGCAACTAACTATGAATTCAAAGTAGGAATACAAGATATTAAACCAGCTGGTTCAGTTCCTGGTTCTGAATATGGTTCATTTACTGTGGTTGTAAGAAGAGTAGACCAAGATAAGATTGCTGGTTCACCATTTGTAGGAGTAGTTGATTCAGATATTAGACCTAATTTAGTTGAAACTTTTCAAGGTGTTAATTTAGACCCTGATTCACCAAATTACATCGTAAGAGTAATCGGTGATAAATATATTACTGTAGATGCAGATGGAAAATTATCAACAAATGGTGATTATCCAAACAACTCAGAAAATATTAGAGTAGAAGCTTCAAACGCGGTTAATGATAAGGGTATAGATGAATCATTAGTACCTTTTGGATTCGCAGCATTACAAAATCCATTTGGAACTGCATTTGCATTACCAAATCCATCTTTTGTATCTGCACAAAAAATTAATCAATCTTATAATCCTAAGAAATTCTACGGATATGATTTTGATTTTAGTGGAACAGATAATAGAAACTTCCTATCACCAACTCCTGATTCGGCAACGGCAGTAGTAGGTACGGCGTTTTATTTAGGTGATAATAATCAAGATGTAGGTGCTAACTATCCTTCATCTGCATCACCAAACACAGCAGCAATATCATTGAATGATTCAATTACATCAATCAACTCTAGAAAATTCATCGTACCATTTCAAGGTGGTTTTGATGGTTACAAACCAAATAGAGTAGTTTCTTTAGGAGAAGATATTACTGCAGGAAATACACAAGGATATGATTGTTCATCAAATACAGCACTTGGTACATTAGCTTTCAGAAAAGCAATTAACTCAGTATCTAATCCTGATGAATTTGATATTAATATGTTAGTATTACCGGGTATCATACACAGATTACATTCTTCAGTATCAGTATTCGCTAAAGATATGTGTGAAGATAGACAAGATACATTCTTTATTATGGATGCATCAGCATGGAGTGATTCAATATCAACTGCAACTAACGCGGTTCAAGCATTTGATTCAAACTATGTTGCTTCTTACTATCCTTGGGTTAAGATACTTAATACAGATAAAAACAAACCTGTTTGGGTTCCGCCATCGGTTGTACTTCCAGGTGTTATAGCATTTAACGACCAAGTGGCCGCTGAATGGTTCGCACCAGCTGGATTGAACAGAGGTGGATTAACTTCAGTAATTGAAGCTAAGACAAGATTGACGAGAGTTGAGAGAGATGCACTTTACGAAGGTAGATTGAATCCTATCGCAACGTTCCCTGGTCAAGGTGTTACTGTATTTGGACAGAAAACATTACAAGCAAAACCATCAGCATTGGATAGAATCAATGTAAGAAGATTGTTAATAGCAGTGAAGAAATTCATCGCATCATCTACTCGTTACTTAGTGTTCGAAAACAACACAGCAGCTACGAGAAATAGATTCTTATCAATCGTTAATCCTTACTTAGAATCAATTCAACAAAGACAAGGTTTATTCGCATTTAGAGTGAAGATGGATGAAACCAACAACACACCAGATGTAATTGATAGAAATATAATGGTTGGAGAGATATTCTTACAACCTGCTAAAACAGCAGAATTTATAGTTCTTGATTTCAATGTATTACCAACTGGAGCAGCATTTCCAGAATAGTATATAAATAATGGTTCAGTTCCCCTAATATTTTTGGGGGAACTAACTATTTTTTAAAAAGAACTATATTTATATTAAAGAATTAGAAACAGAGGAAAACAAAAATGGCACAATTATTAGACCCAACAGAAGTAATGTTTACATCATTCGAACCGAAGATGTCAAACAGATTCATTATGTACATAGAAGGAATTCCAGCGTACTTAGTGAAAGCCGCCAACAGACCTGAAATAGCAAATGGTAAAGTTACCATTGACCATATTAATGTTAGAAGATATGTAAAAGGTAGAAGTGAGTGGAGTAGTTTAAGTATATCACTATACGACCCGGTAGTTCCTTCAGCAGCACAAGCAGCTATGGAATGGGTAAGATTACACCATGAATCAGTAACAGGCCGTGATGGTTATTCTGATTTCTACAAAAAAGATATCACATTCAACAGTTTGGGTCCTGTAGGTGATAAAGTAGAAGAGTGGACACTTAAAGGAGCATTTATCGAAACAGCAAAGTTCTCAGATATGGACTATACTGGTGAAGATATCGCAACTGTAGATTTAACACTTGCATACGATTACGC